CTGCTTGGAGTGCTTCACGCATTTCTGCTTCGCTGAAGGCGACGCCCATTGCTTCTAATTTTTCGCGTGAGCGCTTAATTAGCTCTGCTCGGTTCTCATTGAGAATTTCATGAATAGCCGCGCTAATTGCCATCTTTTTCATAAAGTCAATTTGTGCGGATTCTTTTTTCACTGGAATCTGATTCGGCATCTCTGCTGGTATGTTTTGTGATTCTGGCATAATTTCCCCCAAGTTCTGATTCTCGCGTTGTTACTTGATTTTTGTCAATGCGGCCTTACCGCGCACTATTTTACCCTGCCTAATAGCTTTCAGCATGCATGTAACATCGCAGGTTTTCTTTTTATTATATTTGGCAATGGCTTCACCACACCGCATTGGCAGATCTTTATTGCACACAATGCATTGACGAATAGGTCGCTTTGCGCGTGCACGCTGTGCCTGCACATCACGTCCTGCTTTCAAGTTATCGGCAAGTGCTCTAATGCGCAAATTACTGATTTCGTAATGTCCTTGTGAATCACTGCGGTCGATTGAGGGGCGCTGTCCCGAATTGCGCAGTTCTAGTATTTCATCTGAGTGCGCATTCACCCAAGAAACAAATTCTTCACGAGTGAAACACAGTTTAATTCCGCGTTCAATATATCTGCGGCATCCGGGTATTTTCATATTAGGTCGTGCACCATTAACGGTTCTTTGATTTATGTTATGCCAAGTAGTATTAATGAATTGCTTTATTGGATCAGCCATATTTTTCCATTTCCCCAAGACAGCGCCCACTTTTACCGTCTACTGGAATTATAAGCTTTCCTGCCGCTAATACGCAATTCGGCTGCCACACCTCATACTGACGAACTAAAGCCATAATCTTATCAACCTCAATGCGCTTGCACGAGAGTATTAAACTGTCATGCACTTGGCAGTGCAGCCAAAAATCAATTGCACCTTCAGTGCGTTTACTGCGCAAGTAGTTCATCATAAAGTTAGTGCAATCAGGTACGTAACTTTGTGGACGGTACGCATAGCCCTCACGATACGTATCGTCAGACGGCCTGCCATAAAAATAACGAACACGACCCAATGGATTAGTTAATTTGCGCTCCCTGTAAAGTGTATTTCTAATTTGTGCGTGCCATCTACGAATGCCAGGAAATAATTTATGATATGATTCAAGCGTGCGCAGCGCCATTTGCTTAGTAAGAATTAAATCCATTTCTTTAAGGCAGGAATCCATAAAGGTATTCGCGCCCATACTGTAATTTGCGCCATGCCCTGACTTTTTACCTAATTGTCGTTCATTGTGTGTTATGTCCGCCATCGGCTTATTGTAAATTTCAGCAGCTACGTATCTGTGAATGTCTTCTTTGCGCTCGAGCATTCCGAGTAATGTTTCTTCGCAGGCGTCATACGCTACGAATCGAGACTCTGCCTGACTTAAATCCACTTCAACGAAAACACGGTCAGGGTCTTCCCACTCAATCATCTTTTTCACATAATCTGTCATTGTCTGAGCGTTGAACCCGCGGTCCCACGGGTCTTTCATACAGCTCATCCGCCCGGTTTCTGTACCGTGAGGATCAAGACTAAAACGAATCCGGTTATCAGAAAAAGTTCGTACACGCAGATAAGAACTGAGAGCTTTATTAATTCCGGCAACTTCGAGTAAGTTCTTAAGGTCAGTGTCGTCAGGATGCTGCATCCGCAGCTTTTTAAGACTAAGTTCATCGGCTGATTCCTTTCCGGTGCTTCGTTTCACCGTGAGTTTGAAGCCTTTATCTTTAAGTAGGCCCATTACTTGCTTAGGTGAGCGCGGATTAATTTCCTTACTCAGCGCTTTAGTAAGTGCATCAGCTTTAGTTTCATACTCGGTGATAAGAAGTTTTTGCTTCTCTGGGTTGAGAGGAAAACCGCGAGTTCCCATCTCGTAAATAGCATCATAACTGCTTGCTACTAAATTTTCAAAGACCGCTGTAAGGCCTCGAGCTTTAAGGTCTCTGCTCTGCCCCATTGCTCCAATGAATGTATTGCTTGTGTCTTTGCAGTTGTAATCAAGGTGCTTTGTCCAGTCACGAATATCTCCCCAGTCTTTCTGCTTTCCTTCTTCAGATGCGACACGACCGTCATCTTTCCAATACGGTTCCATCGTATAAATTCTGCCGACATTATCTAAGCCTTTTTCAAGTTCTGGCCAGAGGAATTTCATGCAGTTCATCGTATCGTGCCACAGATTATTTATGCGGATGCCGTAGCGGCTCAAGTACATGCGCTCATAGATTCCGTTTTGCATAATCTTTTTCGAATCTGACTCACAGAGCTTTGCTATTAGTTCCCACAACTTTTTGTGTGCGGATGGCGGCAGTGAATCCGGCAGCATTTTAATTGCAATCGCGTCCTCTGCGGACCATGCAACACCGAATGTATTAACCATATTGCGTCCGGTTTCAATATCAATGCTGTGGTGCTCTTTAGTAAGAATGCTTTCAAGTGTAGCTATGGCAATGTCTGCGCCCGGATCTAGCAGATAGCGCGCTTGCTTGCGCTCCCACGGTGAGTGACTCGCATACTTAGCCGCACGCTTCAGCGCCATTTCAAAGTAAAGTCCTAAGTAAAATTCTTTTTTAATCTGGTCGAAATGAAATGTGGGAACTGCTTTCCGCGCAGTGAATCCCGGAAGCGTATCTAACGGACTGAGATGCCATTTCCAAATTGATTTCTTTCCGGTAGTAAATTGCAGCGCAACTTCATCAAGTGGAACTATCATTGAATAATTCTTCTCATTAAGCCGAGCGATGCAAGATTCATAATCATAAGCCGTCGGCGCATTTGGAACCGGGCTAATACTTTCAACGCAATAACGGAATGGTTCAACACCCGCCCGCTTCATTTTCTCATCGAGGAAATGCTGGTCCCAGCCTACTAGGGTCTTGCCGTCAGCGGCTGCTCCCATGCGTGGCTTATCGACTAAAATACAAATGCTTCCATCAGTGCTGTCTGCTACGTTTAACATTATTGTGCTTTCTTCATTGTGCTGCTCAGTCGCCCTTCTACGGTGAAGAAGTATTTCTCTTCACGCGTAATCCAGGTGACTTCATTTAGTTTTAATTCTTTATCTAACTTATCAAAGTGTTTAATTATATGATAACTGCTCAGGCCTATGTTTTCACAAACGTCAGAAATGTGCTGATTCTGTGCTTCGCGCCTTAGCGCTGCTAATTTGTATTTTAAATTAATATTCATAGGCTCACGCTCTGGCGTTCTTAAATTAGCCGTCGCTTCTTTTAAGTAAATTTCATAATCATTAATTAAGCTAATAATAACTGCGGTCCAAAGGCAGTGCTCCGGCGTATTTGCCGCACTATCTAAAAGGACCTGTGTCTCACCTGTCTTCAAATAAGAAGACGTTCTCATTAGTACTGTAGTTTTTAATTCAATTTCCCCGTAATTCCCCGTGCCCATACCGTACCCCCTCGAACTAAAAATGCTGCCAGACCTCCATCACTGATGCAAATGTCTTGGTAAATGCTGGACTTCTACGGCCCGGCAGCAAACCCAGCCCGGCGTGAAGGCACCGGGCCAGAAATTCAAATCCGATTAGTGCTGCGCTGCTAGCGCTTTTACTGACTTAACTTCATTGTATTGTGGCTGATCTTTTTGCGGAGCTACCGTGATTTCTAACTCACGGCTATGAAGCATATTCTTATCAAAGCCAGACGTTGGGCAAGCTTCGCCGTTCATCGCTGCTTTGTAAAATTCTTGAAGACGGAAAGCGCCCGGTCCGTTAATCGGAGTGCGGTGAAAGATCTTACGTCCGTTATTCTTCTCTTCAGCTTCGCCGAAAGTTTCCATAGTCCAGTTAACGAAGTAAGTGTCTTTCTTACCTTCCTTACCGGCCCATTTGTCCACTTTCGAATCCGTAATACGCACTTTATAAATGCCCGGTTCAACGCTATCTTTAACGTCACTGAAATCCGGCATTACTAATTGACTATCTTGTTCCATTTTTCTCTCCTTGCACCCATGGTGCGGTTATTGTTTAAACTTGCGGGCTCAAGCCCTTCAGTTTCATTTTAATTAAAACACCTGCTTAGACTCGAAGTTTCCTTCTTTGCCCGCAATCGCTTTAGTACCGAAGAATACTGCTTCTTCAATTTTTGTTTTGAATACGGCTTTCTCGCGGCCCTCGGGCATCAACCCCAGCAAGGGCGTTAGTGCATTAGAAAGTTCCGTTTTAAAAGTTGTTACTTCCTTGATGCCCTGTTCGTTTAGTTTGTGAAAATCAAACATTAAACTGCTCCGCTCGGCTCTTGCGGCGCTTCACTAGCTGCTGCAGTAAGAGGTCCCGCAGTTTCAATCTTAACTCCGTTATTCATAAGAATAGCGAGTTCCTTAGTCTGTGCTACGTGGCACTCGTACTCATCCGCAGCTACGTGACGGATTGCTTGCGCCTGTGAAGTTGCATCAACTAAGCGGAAGCTTTTTGGATGTCCTTCCGGCGCTTTGTTACTTACGACGTAAATTCTTGTTTGCATTTTATGCTCCTTTGTTTTGTGTTTGTCGTTTCTTTTTAATCTCTAAACCATTTTTCAAGTCCGGCCTTCATATTTTCCATCGCCCGCATCTGATTTTCAGTCACTCGGTGCACTTCATAAATACTACTCATTATGGATTCAACTTTCTCACCCACTGACTGCCCGAAATTAAATGCAGCTACGGGTAAATCTGCAATCAAATCATTAATGTCATCGGCTAGGACACGCGCAGCGTGAAGGCGCTGTTTCATATTCAGCGTGTCCGTTTCACTGAAATCCGGAATTATTAGCTGCACGTCTTTCATCTCACTCATAAGTACTTCGCCAATTCTGTATAATTTAGCGGTAGCGGAGACGGTAAGTTCTTAAGCTGACTGCGGCAGTTATAGCGTGAGTCCGAGCGCGTCTGTGCGAAGTGATTTCCCTTATCGTCTACGAATGCGCGCCAAACTTCTTTGAAGTAAATCGGAAGCTCTTTTGCGAAACTGCCGTCCATAAGCGGCCCACGGATAATTTCACCGGTGCTTTCATCCTTATCCGTGCTGATGTGACCTAGCATAACTACGTTGCACTGAAGGCTTAGTAAGCCGGGAATTAATTTTGCAAATTCGCGCTTAAGGATGCCGTAATCTTGAAGGCCGGGCTGATTGCCCTGCGCTGTCGTATTACGCTTAATTCCCGGATTCGTCAGAAGAATATGATTCAGAGTTAAACTTGAGAATGTGGTAATTGAATCAAGAACTAGCGTTTTGAAAGGGAGCGCGCCTTGCTTCTGCGCCGGAATTAATTCAGTCGCAATAATTTTATTAAGTTCAGCGATTGGGTTTAAGTTCTGGTTCATCATAAGTTGCTGCTGCAGTTGTCTCACATCAATATGCTTAAGGCGTTCATCACCTTTATAGAACTCTGCTGCGCTATCAACCTTGCCGTCAAAGTCTAAGTAGAGGATGGGACCGGGGAAGCCGGCTGCGAAAACTGTCTTACCTGCGCCGGAATTTCCATAGAGCAAGATTTTTAAATTTGATTCTGTTTTAATATCACTAAGTGCTGGCATAGGTCTCCCTTGTTATTTGTTTTTTTTTCTTACTTAGGTTGTTTTCCGTCGGTGAATTTGGCGCTGATTAAATGCTCGCGCAACTGCTCAGGTGAGCTGCAAACTTGAAGGAAAGAGCAGCCGCCCCATTGCGCACAAGCATCAACGGTGCCTAGCGGCCATTTTCCGGTCGCTTCCCAGCGCAAATAATTATTCACTGCTTCAAGTACTGAGTCTTTGAATTCTTCAATGTCAAAGTCACTGCGTGTGGTTACTTGGCGTGTGAAGTGTGGGCCGCTGCCTCTAGCAGTCACTGGTCTTGATTTTACTTGCAGTGCGTTTACTAGGAATTCAGTTGCGGTTAAGCCAAGCACTTTTTGTGTGAGCAGTACGTATCCGGTGTATTGGTGATTCGGCTTAAGGCGGTTGAAAAAATCATGGCCGACCTGACTGGTTGTTTTATGATCGGACGGAAGCACTCGCTGATCCGCTAAGTTTTTAAGTACAACGTCAATAGTTCCGAATAGAATAATGCGGAGAGCGCCGTCGTCGTGAATTAAAAGTTCGCCCGTGCGCTCAGTCACTGGGCCGTTCGCATCACAGTAAACTTCGTACGGGTCATGAATGTAAGTTTTGAAATATTCTTGCAGGATCCAAATTCCGTTAGTGATGCTGCGCTTATCTGTGTCGGGCAAAGCGGCTAAGGGCTGTGCTGCCTCGACGAAAGCACTGATTGCTTTATAAAGGAAGTGCTCGGGTTCGGGCGCTGGCTTTCCGAAGGCCATCATATCGGAATATTCTTTGAATTTCGCCGGAATATCACGCTTTGCGTACGGATGCGAGTAAAATACTTCGAGTGCTTTATGAATGGCAGACCCAAATATTAATGCGGGACTTTCGCTAATTGAGCGCAATTTCCGGTGTAACACATAGTATGACTTTCGCGGACAGCTGAGAATCAGGCTTAAACTCGAGCTATTTATCCGTACGGTCGTGACCGTGCCCTCACGTGTAACCGTAAGCATCTCTTTGATATTTTCACGTTCTATAACTGGAATGACTTCAGAAAAATCCGGTGTAACTACGAAAGACGAATCACTCACCCTATGCCCCCATTTGCATTCTTAAGCGAACTTAATCATTTACCAAGAAGCTAAAAACTAAATTTGCTTTTGAAAAAGTTCAACGATAAAATTTGAAAAAGTTATAACGCTTAACTACAGTATGGAGCAGCATGATGGATCAAGTTTTAAGCACGCCGGACAGCAAGCCTAAGGGAAGACACACACTTTCTTATTTAGGTTTAGCGGGCGGGGTCGCCAGTGCAATGGTAATGTTGCAGCCAGTTAAGGACTTCTTTTATACCCGCGAAGAAGGTCGTTCCGTTGAACACCGGATGGAAAAAGTTGAAAACGCACTGATTGATATGAATAAGAATTTTAATGAAAGCCAAAGCAAAAATGCTGACAGGCTGATGCAAGCACTAGCAGAACAGGACCGTAGAAATGATGCAAGGTTCACATCACTTGAAAACTCCCTGAATAGAAATATAGAATTATTGCTCCGGAGAGAGTCAATAAATAACAACCAAAACAAAAGGGGTAACTGATGAAAGAGTTAATTAAAAAAGAGGGTCCGATTGGCGGCGACGGCGGAATGTACTCAGCCGCAGCAGTGCTTGAGAATAAAGCGCTAAAGGTGAAAGTTGAAGCTTCGTATCCGCTTGAGAAAGTGATTCAACCAGTTACTAAAGTGGTTGATGACATGCTTGATAAATTGGAATCTGCAATTCCAGGTGATTGGGATAAAAAGATCATCGAAGGTTTGAAAGCCGATTACAAAGCGAAGCTTGTTGAATTAATGGGCGCAGAGTAATTTGTGGCTAAACTCGAAGCACCGAAAAACGGTTGGGTTTTATTTTTAAAATCCGTCGTTGATAAGGCTGATGAGTTAGGTGAAGGGGCTGCATACGCATTTGCGACTGCGGCCCTTCCTTGGCTTGGTGCACCTATTATCGGATGGCTCTTTAAACTTCTTATTAGTTTTTTGATGAGTAGGATTGGCCGTGGAATTTTCAATCTTGGTGCGAAGAAAATTATCTTTGTGCAAGGTGAAGTTAAGTCTGGGAATGTAATTGACGACAACAAAGAACTTAAAAAATCACGGGAGACTAAGAATGAAAATCCAGAATTGCACGCCGAGAAACTTGAGAAAATGCGCGACTCTGTTGATGACTTTATTCATCGGGGTAAGCGTCCTTAGTGCATGTGGCACCGTTACTATCAGAGACAAAGAAATTTATGCTGACCTTGGCGAAGACGGCGCTCGTAAACAGTGCACACTTACTGAATGTGGAGAAAATTTTGATAAGAAAACTTGGGATGAAATTAGGACTAATTCTAATGAAGTTTTCTTTTGCACTGACACTACAGACATGAAACAATTTTTAATTGAGATTGAGTCACTTTGTACTATGGATAGTGGAAGTTCTTCGCCGCGTTGTGATTATGAGACGAAACAAAAAGTTGATTCAGCGGTTCGCGCTGGACGTGAATTACTTAAATACTCGACACTTATTAAAACCAAGCAGCAAAAACAGAAAGCGAGAACTGAATAATGAAGGACTTTATTAATAAGCTTATAGCTTGGTTTAAAGGGCTGTTTGGTAAGCACGAGACGACGAAGGTGATTGATATTATACCGCCGCCAATTCCTCGCTTACCGGGAACTGAATTTACTAAAGCTGCGGCAGCTAAGATATTCGAAGAGCGCTGTGCCAAAGGGGAAAGTGTCGCTAACATTAAGGACATTCGTGAACCGTTTGCTGGGCCGCCCGCAAACTTCGATATTAACGGACTGTGGGCCAGTTGCGCCGCCGGAGTTTTCTGGGCATGGCGTAAGGCAGGACTTGACGTGCCCGTCGCAATTCCGGGGAGCTGGGCAACTTACGCCTACGTCCCAGAAATTGTTATCTGGGCAAAGCGCAAAGGATTCTATCAGCGAAACTACAAAGGATACGTTCCCCCAGTCGGTGCTGCTGCTATCTTTGAATGGAACCGAACTTCTTATGAAGCTACGGACTTTGAAGGCGATGAAAATCACATCGGACTCACACGCGCCGGAGCAGACGGAAGCACAGTGCAAAAAGGATTAGTGCTGACTTCAGAAGCGAATGTCGGCGGAAAACTTGGGTGCTTCGCAAGGAACCCAGTTAATATCGTCGGTTATGTTATTATTCCAGACCGTTACTCATTCGAAATTGCTTCGCAGCCTGTGCCGCCCGCTACGCCACAAGCGCAGGACGTGGTTCATGCGAAAGCGGATCTTAGCCGTGGCTTAGCGTTGGTTAAAGAATTTGAGGGCTGTCGTTTGACTGCTTATCCAGATCCGGGAACGGGCGGTGATCCGTGGACGATTGGCTGGGGGCATACTGGCTCTGACGTTTATCCTGGACTTACAATTACGCAAGCACGTGCGGATGAATTGTTTGAAAAGGATATGCAGAAATTCATAGACGGCGTTAAGCGCTTAGTTGTTGTTCCTATGACTAATGGGCAATTCGGCGCTTTAGTAAGTTTCGCTTATAACTGCGGACTTGGCGCGCTAGGTTCCTCATCACTGCTTAAGTACTTTAATCAGAAGCAAATTCAAGCGGCTGCGGATGAATTTCCTAAGTGGAATAAAGCTGCCGGGAAAGTTATGCCGGGGCTTACGCGCAGAAGAAAAGCTGAGCGGGAATTGTTCCTAAGCTAAGCAGCTGAGGCTAAGACGTTAAAAAAGAAAGGGAAATTTTTATGTTTACTTGGATTAGAGAAACTAAAGTAGAAAATGGTTCTGTCGGTGAGTACTGGATTTTAGGTGAAATTACTGTGAATCCGAATAATGGAAATGCGACAGTGCCGTGTGAGCTTTATCTTTCACAGGAAGAGTATGAAGCGGGTGCTACGCCGCTGAAGAGCGAGACGTTTCATATTAATGTGATGAGTCTTGCGCAGAACGGAGCGCTGGGAAATGCAGTTGTCGCGCTTATTCAGGCGAAACAGGACGCATAGCGCTCGTTAATAAGTCAGAGGGCAAGAAGGCGGATGGGCTAAATGTCATCCATTCGCCCTTGTCGTCATAAACGCAAATTCTTAATTCCGGGACTATGCGGTAGCCGCTTTGTGTGTACGGTGAGGACACTTCAACATCTTTCCACAGTAACTGTCCGGAATAAATTTTGTTCGCGGTTAAGCGCTTATCATCAGTGGAACATTTCGCTATGAATTTCATTTCTGCATTCCTGTAGGTAAGTTTAGTGCTTCATCACCGCACGGTAGTTCACGGTCTGAGTGCCTCCACTTTGGTGTGGAATTGCGTTCCTTATATCTTTTTTCTCGGTAGTAATTTGCGCTGGCAGCAGCGGCCCCTTTGCACACTTCACAGCGGCAGCCATATTTGTAACCTGTGGTTCCGTGCGGGTACTCCCGTGAGTGTCCGCAGTTGGGGCATGGCTGATAGCCGAGCGGTACGGGCCGGGCCATGTTAGCGTCCTGGCTCTGGACGATTTGCCTTCTCGTTCTTCTCAGCCAAGTACCCTGCAAAAAGAATACAGTAATTTGCAAGATCAAGCAGTGAATCTGTGACTGATTCGTCCTTCACTTTTAATTCGCCTTTGCTTACGTAACTTCCAATTCGCGAAAACTTATCACTCATGCGGGTGAGGAAGCCGATAGCTACGACGTCAGTGCCGACGTTTTCAATGAGCCCGCCGATTTGACGGAAGTTTTTGAATGGGTCGTCGCCGGAGCCCGCATAATCATGGTTCTTCATTTCTGTAATGCGGACCATTTCTTCGCAGACTTTTTTGTGAAATTCTAAATATTGCTTTCGTGTCATTTTGTCTCCCGTTTAAATGTTGCAAGAAATGTTTCAACGTGCGGTGCTACTTCATTCATTGCTTTAATGAAAGCGCGAACCCTTGGGTCCGGATTTTCTGGCGCTGGAACTTCAGTCGCTACGTGTCTTCCTTCAATCGGTTCGATCATGTGCTCGGGAATGACGAGGATGTGCGTTGATCTTGGATTTCTGTTTAACGCATTAGTTGTCGAAAAGACCCAGTTTCCACTCGGACCTTCCTGTCCCCAAAGTTCAAGTAATTTCATTGCGTCTCCCTTCCCTGATTTGGTTTAAGTGCATCGATTCTTGCCTGTTTCTTCATTCCTTTTTCAATAGCTTCCTCATGTAGCCAGTGCCCGACGATTATAGTGAGTTTCCAAACGTGGGCCATGGTTACGCACAGGCCGAGGCCGAGAATTAAAACCATGAATGATAAGAATAGTTCTACGTTATTCACATGCGCTCCGTTCCGATAAATTTAGAGCGCCAAGCATCCGCTCGTTCCTTACTTCCCCACGCAGCACGCGGCACATTATTGTAGAAGTATGAAACGATATTAGGTAAGTAGCGCAAGTTATTGTGATCCGCGCGACCTACGGCTTCAGATAAATCATTTTCAATTACTGCCATAAGAAAGCTTCCCGGATCAATGCCGTGCTTAAGCCAGCGTTCTAATCCGCCTTCAAGACCTTCGGGTAAAAATGCTTCCATAACTTACTCCTTACTGCTTAGGGACTCACATCATCGTCATCGCTGCCAATTTCATCATCGGCCCATCGGAATAAAACCCAGACAATAACTGATCCCACAATTAGTGTTACACCGTATTCCCACATCTGATGCACCATGCGTGAAGCACTGTCAAACATATTAACTCCTAAGTGATGCGTAGTATTCTTTTTTCAATTCTTGGTAGAGCGAGCGCGGGTCTGCTTCGTGCAGCTCGAGGCACTGCGTTTTCTCATACATCACTCGGCCTGCTACGCGCGTTTCTTTCTTACCTTCAAACCAAACGTAACGACGTGGCATACTCGGATGATAATTACTCTCCCGGCGCAAGCGCTTTGCTGTTTTTACGTTCATCACCTATCTCCTTTATTAATCGTTCTTTGTGATAATCTTTAAGTAATACAAGGGCGCAGCAGACTGCATTTCTTTCTTGGGTTAGAAAGTTAACGTGCTGCGGGCGGCTGGTCGCATCCGCTTTAATTTTTCCATCTAAATAAGTCACTCGGTCTTCAAGGCGTTCTATGTAATTAAAAATTTGTCTTCGAGTTAGTAAATCTATATTCATAGAGTGCTTCACCTTAGTTTTGTGGGTCCCATTCTCTTACGTAGCGTTCTACGTCTTGTGCGCTCAGTGCCCGGCCTATCGCGGCAGTCCAGCGTTCGCAGTTATCCGAGAATAACAGGTCTAAGCACTTAAGGTCCTTCATATAACAGTGCTTGCCGAAGTCAAAGCCGATAATCATGTGCGTGTTACTTTGACAGTGAATGCAGCCTAGTTCTTCTTTAGTCAGCGTTACTGCTTCATGAACGCCTTTACGTCTGCGCGGCTCACGGTGCCACGGCGCTGCCACATTATATCCATAAACAATAGGTACGTCAGTGTAAGCGGCGAGGTGAAGCAAACCGTTATCAAGGCCGATTACTGCAGCAGCATTTTTCATAATTGAAGCGGCCTGCATGAGTGATGTACGGTCGCGCCAGTCTTCAACGCCTTCTAACGGTACTTCACCGTCGGTGCTTGAGGTGAGGCGGCGTCCTTTATCTAAAACGGTTTCACGCTGACCTAATAGCACTGGCGTAAGTCCGCGAGCTTTTAAGTAAGTGAGAATGGGCCGCCACGCTTCACCGCGCACTCTGCGGGGCGCTTGAATTGCCTGCGGCGTAATCACTGCATACGTCTTTGGTTTTAATTTAAAACTGCTCGGACGGTACGCTGTTAGCGTTAGTGGATCGAGTACCGGCATGTAATTCCATTCAGCGGGCGGCGGACACTCACCGGCGAAGTAAGCGAAGCCGCAATCTAATAAGTGCGAGCCCGTCGCATTCACCGCAATAGTTTCTTTAAAAAATGGACCTTTAGCTGGAATGTCTACGAAAGGGTCTTGCGCATTAACTCTACGATCAAATTCTTCATAGCTCATGATGTCCCAGTGCGGAAATTCCGCTGTGGGCGCACCGAAGAATTGCTGCAGTAATTCGTGAAAGAATGTAGGTGCGACTACAGTGCCATAGACCCATGGTTTTGTTTTAGCTACGTAGCGGAGCGCCGGGAGCCAACAGAGGTAATCACCCATGCCGCCGTTTAGGAAGCCGAAAGTTAGGCGCATTGGATCTATGCTTGCTTCGGGGCGAAAGCCCTGAGATGGGCCGGGATTTATCGGTGCAACGCCAGGAATTTGTTTGTGCTTGAAGAACCAGCCGCTTGCATCTGCTGCTTCCACTGGGGTTATTACTGCTTCTGTTTCATTGCTTAGCATTAGTTGCGCTCCATAGTTTTAATTTTAATTCCATTCTTCTTGCGTAATCTTGCGGTGTAGTTTCTGGCCCGGTCTGCTTTGAATTGCACTTTCTTTCCATTGATAATTCTGAAATCTAAACGATGAACTAAGCCGCAATCACAGCAGCCCATGAGATAGCCTTTCATTACGGGTTGCACCCATACGTTAGGCTTTTGCACTGGAAATCTTTTGTGCTTCATTCGCCCCGCCAAGCTTTGCCCATTAAATTGAGGAAGCAGTAACAGACGGCGAGAAATAAAACTCCGCCAGCGAGCCAAAGTCCTGCGTAGCAAATTATGGTTATGAATCCGGCGAAGGCCATTTCTAAAGTCATTGTGCTTCCAAGTTCTGTTATGTGTTGGTGTATTCATCCAATTTTTCAAGTAACTTTACAGTCGGCTTATTAAGCTCCAATGTCATCTCTGCGGCATCGAGGTCAACTAAAATTGCCTCAGCTTCTTTGAAAGTTAATGTGATTTGTACCTTGTCGTGTAAGTCTTCTACCTTCATTGCAATTCCTCCAAGTTTTTATAAAAGTTAAGGACCTCGCGGTCTGCAAAGATACTGCGAGCGTTCCAGTTTTCAATAAATAAGCCTTCGGCTGAGCGGCAACGGCTGAGTGCAACGTATGCCTGACCCGGTTCCCACAGCTTACTGATGTCCGTTAGCATTCGGTCTACTGTCATTCCTTGTGATTTATGAATAGTGCTTGCCCACGCCAGTGTCAGTGGGAAATTTCGCGCAGTGAGTACAGGGTCTCCATCCTTGTCAAAGTAAGTGAAGGTTTGCTTTCGCACAGTCACGGTCTCACCCGTGCGTTCCACCTTAACCATGATCCAAGAAAAATCCTCTGAGTGGTTTGTTATCGCACCCAGCGATCCATTAACCCAGCGCCCCTTATCATCATTACTGCGGAACATAACTAGTGCGTCTAACTTAAATTGAAAGCGCGCACTGATTGGAAAGTCTTTGCCGTGCTTTCTCACTGTGTCTTCGCATACTGGCTGACCGGGCATTTGCTCCGGCGTGCTGTACTTCGTTTCAACTGTTTGCAGTGGGTGTGGTAATTGCACTAGCATATCAAGGTTATATTTTTCTGTGTCCGCTCTGTGACTGAATAAGCGCAGGATATTTGCGGTCTTCCGTTTCACTTTCAGCGCATCTAACCATTGCATCGTAGGAATATCTAAGTTCCCGGTTCTAATTTTATTAAGCACTGTTAGGAATTCTGGTTCATCGGTTCGCATTACTTTTTTTAGTACTACGGGAATGAAATTTGAGTCCGCCCATACTTGATGCTTAAATGCCCACTCGCGTTCTTTACTGAATTTATTTACTGGCGGTAGCTGACTGAAATCGCCCACTGCAATTACGCGAAGGCCGCCCCACGGAACTTCCGGATCTAAGCCTTCGGCTACATTTAAGTTATAGCGTGCACGGCGTGCAATTTCTTCTGCGCATGCGAGCACCGGACCGCTGATCATACTGATTTCATCAATGACTATAGTGTGTGCTTTGCAGACCCTGCGGATAAGAAAGCCGGAGTTCAAGGCCTTCTCAACTGTGAGGCGCGGACCGCCTTCCATAATACCGAGGCCGAAGAAGCCGTGGAATGTGCGGCCTCCAATGAGAATAGCAGCTGCGCCCGTACTGGCAAGAATTGGAATGTCCGAACGACCCGCAAGCCATTGGCGCAGTACGTAGGACTTTCCGCTTCCGGCAGCTCCCGTCAGAAACACGTTCCGGTCTCCGGCGAGAGTGCCTAGGGCGTTTTGCTGTTCATCATTTAGGTTATCCATAGCTCTCCGACCTCGTTATTAATTCAATTAATTTATTTTAATTTAATCCAACCAAGTGCTTTCGCAGCATTGTGCGATTCAAACGTTACTCTGTGATTCTTACCTGTGCGAAGTGTAGCACTTAGTACGAAGACACGTTCAACGGCACTTGCTTTCTTAACGTGAATCCATTCATAACCGCCCACATAAGTGCGGCCTTTCATTCTCTTATTCTTCGGATATTTCCATTTGCTTAGTGGATGTCCCACGATGTTTCCCCTTGTTGATGTTTTGTTTCTAGTTTCTGCCTAAAATGGCACCTGTTTTATATTCGCGTATATCTCTTCTGCTTCCATCTTACTGTTTGCTATTAGGAAGTCCTTGGCTTTGAACGCATTCCATAGTTCAGAAAAAAGAATGCCTTGTTCTGCGCATAGCGCTTCAAGTTCCGCTCTGAGTACGTAGGCGAAGGGTCTGCTCTTTTTATTCCATCGAATGCTGAGCGCACCTTTTTTAGTTCGAGATAGAGTGATGCCTTGAGCAGCGCCCTTTGCTTTCGCAGGCTTACTACCCTTCTGTCGTAACTCATACATTCCGCTGACATAACTGTGATACTCCTCGTCTGTATATTCAGAGACGTGCTTCGGTGCTATTAATGGAACGAACTTAGTGCTTCCCATCATCTTTGAACTTTCCTTTGCCCATTTTATCTCTGCGTTGAAGCGCGGCTTCCTGCTCTTTCAAATATTTAATTTGCAACTTGCAGGTGCTTCGCACATTTTTCATGAAGTCCTCAAGGCGTTCGTCTAACTTAGCGTGTCCGTAAACAACTTCATCTGCGAACTTTGTAGCTAGGATGTATCCGCAGGCTACTGTGAGTTTGTGCATATTTAAGTTAATGCGAGTGTCATCGCCTTTGCCGCTTTCTATCGTCTGCTTCAGTAAGTGCTCGCCGAGTTCGCGGCCTTCCGCTGCGGCCTGATCAGCCATGTCCTTAGTAACACCAGCGCCCGGCCTTGCCGGAATAATCGAATCACTCATTTCATACCTCACGTACTTTAATTGGTTTAACAAACTTCTTTATTATCTTTTTGGCCAAGGCCTGAATGACTGCGCCATTGGCATCTTTTTCTTCCGCGTAGAATGCGCCGCTGTTTTGCCCGGGTAAGAGAAAGCCGTCAATCCAGACTTCGGCTTTGAGTGCGGGCCGCCCGTCCCGGATCCATTGCACTTCGTCCTCGCGCTTTGGTAATCCGAATACTTCGCGAAGGTAGGCGTCATGGCTGAGTCTGCGGCGATTACGACGTTGCTCATCGATACAGCTGAGGACAAGGTCACTGACTCGAATGACGTGTCCTTTACTTGCGGGCTTTCGCTTTCGTGACTTGAGGACTTTTTCTTTTGCTGGTTGCTTTGCATTTCGTGCGCCCATCAGTGCAACTGCCTATCACTGTTTGGGTCAGGCTCTGATTCCGTCTCGCCCTGAGGTCCCGGCTCAAGCTTTGTTAGCTTACCGTGTTCGAATGAAAGAACGAAAACTTGTTCGATGGCCGCTACTATATCTCTGACTTCAGCGTGGTTCTTACCGCCAACGTCCATAGTTGAAAAATAAATTACTTGTTCGTCGCCGATGTGAACTTCTATTAAGGGACGAAACATGATGCGCGTAGCACCTGTCTCTCTGTGCGTTTCTTGCTGTTCAGTATATGAGAATACTATTCCGGCATTTGGTTTAGTTTCATTTAGTGCCATAGCCTAAAACCCACTTCGCATCTTAGGTCTGCGCTTACCGTAGAACGCGATAGCTGCGCCCGTTAGATCTTTGAATGCCGCTTGTGCGACTAACTCATTCGTATCCTTGAGTGTATTCACTTGAGAAATCAGCGTTAGCTGCTGAAGCGTTTCATTCCAATAAATGTGCACCGCTGCACTTCCCTGATACTTAAAATCAGTGCCCGGATGTGGATTAAGTCCCTCACCTATATCATTCAGCTGTGAGTTAGCGCGCTTAACGCCCTCACCTTTATTTGTCTCTCGGGTTATTGTTGCATCCCTATTCAGGCTCTGATGGAATTTCTTACTCTGTTCTTCAGTACTCACGCTGCCCCCACGTTCAAATGTTGAACCTGAAATTAAATGGCAGTGTAACACTTGTCAAATCAGAACGATGAACCTTAAGAAAAAATGATGAACCGTGTGCGTTAGCGGGTTAGCGCACTCACGCCGAATACTGTTAAATAACCTACAGATAACCAGTGGTTGAGTACGTTGTGCGCGAAAGGTGAAGCACTGCTGAAGCCATGCACCATAACAGCGCAAACGGTTAGAGTTGTTAGAATTAGGATTAGTGACCAGAGGCCGATTAGTTCCATAGGTTTCATTAGAATTCCCCTTTCATGCGTCTCACACCTAAACTGATTTCATGCTTACCTAATTTTATTTTCAGTGCTTCATCAACGAAACTGCCATAGTCATTGATTGAATAGTTGTTCACTTCAACGTTTGGTCTGCTTAATATATCAATGGCTTGAGCGATGAGGTCATGCGCTATGCGCGTGTGTGAATCAGTGAATGTTTGAGGTACTATTAGAGCAGTGGGCGCTGATTCGTCCGCTAGTGAATTCAAATCAATCATTTCCTGTTCGTCTTCGTTAAATTTAACCATTGTCTTGTCCTTCGTTTGATTCCTTAGCCTTATCAGCATAGAATTTATTTACACGTTCATTGTAAGCGTTGAGTGCTTCAAGTACTTCGGGCTCTAAGCAAATTGTGTTGCTAGGGCCGAAACCGTTTTCGGTTGTTAGCACTATGTGATAGCCGTCGAACTTCGCATATACCGAGTCACCTAAGTATTCTTTCTTAATCATAAGTCACCGTCATTTCTGTATTCCAAGTGCTTAGGCACTAGTGCTTCATACTGGTCCGCGTTCTCATTCACATACTTTTCAACGTGCTCTTGAATATATTCTAATAACAGAACGTCATGCGTTCGCGTGGCTTCATTCAGTATTGGTGCTTCAGGGCCATAGGCCTTAAGGTTCTTTACTATCAGGCCTTCGTCATTCTCAAGGTCGAAGTCACCGTCATAACGGCGGTCATTAACAGTTATGGCGTATTCCTTAGCTTTCATATCAACTTCAATGTCATCAATTATGAAGTGACCGATGTCATCCAACGTGATTCCACCGCGTTCCTCACTGTAAGGTGTATCCACATTCCTATCAGTAAAGCGCCTAAGCTTACCGAGTGCCTCAAGAAAGTCGGGGGCTATTAGTCCTATAGCATTCAGTTGCGATGACTTAAGGTGAGACCATGAGACCTCACATGCTATTCTGCAAAGCATTCTCATCTTATCTTGCTTACTTATCTGTTTCATTAAAATAACTCCTCTCGGTATTGCGCCTTAATCCTAGCCGCGTGCTCTAACATAACAGCTGCTTGTGCACACAACGTACTGTACTCACCGCGTGCAATGGTTAAGCGTGCTTGAATCTGCTCATCAATATTCACTGAATCAATTAGTGCCTTAAGCTTCGGGCTCTTTGCCATAGTTTCGAGTGTGTAGTCAAGCGCGTGCGTCGTCCAGAATCTAGCTTTATGGAAACCGTTTTTGTCAAAGTGAGCGATGAACCCACTAGACATGTAAAGTGCTTCATATAACTCTCTGGTGAAACGTGACGGTCTGTAGTGTGATTTAACGAAACGCTGCCATTGCTCTAATAACTTAACGTTGTTTTTCATAATGCACCTCTAATAGCAAGGTTCATCGCTGCTTTACTAAATAAGTGACCGTCATCACGTGTAGCCTCTAATGTCTTCTGCAATTCAACAGCCTTGTAAACAGACCACTGAGAACCATCAACGCCTAAGCGCTTAAGATTAAAGATGTCACATGGGAATGCTAGGGTAAGAGTTACGGTGCCACACTTCGCACGTGGGAACTCCTGAGAGTATGAAGCACGCGCATAACTTGGATGTCCTTGAATACCTGTAGCATCAAAAACAACGTTCTTAATTTGTGGCATGCCTTGAGCTAATGGATTGATTTTCTTCTTACGAAGTGCGCTGAACTGTTTTGCATCAAAGGATACAGTTACTTTCAATACGCAACCGTTCTCCATACCGATGTAGTTGGTCTTGGTTACGTGTGCGCTCATTGATCTAATGTAGTGTGTGCTTGACATATATGCCTCCCGGCTATAAGCGGCTTCCGCCACTATGTTATACAAAACACTATTGCAAGTGAGATGCCACACGTTATAGAGAAAATACGGGCATGTGGCATAAAAACATCTGTCTAACTTATAGGCAGGGACTGCAAAATGTGTCATTGAGCTAGGCCTCAACACGCGAAAACATACGGTCACGGGCTTCCAGCAACTCAGTACCGTCCAGAACTGCTTCTTGATCCGCACACCACGCGCTATCGACCAGAATGACCCGATTATGCCACATGAAGACTCGAATCTCACCAGAGGCTTCTAAATCACCAACAATGGCTTTCACACTAGTGCCCAATTTAGTAGCTGCACGTGAAAAGCGCTTATTTAGGTTATTCACGGTGACGCCGCCACTATGGCGGACCTGCCACGCTATGTAATCTCCGATCTTATCGGTTAGCTTAGCAACCGTGTCACACTTACTGGTATCCGTAATCACAATGATACTAATCCCGTCATTTGAATGTGAGCGCGCTTTGAATGTCTTAGTCATATAAGTAAGCCTTTCGTTACATTGTTAAGGCTAAGGCTTAGCGCATCGGATGTAATAATGCAAGAGTGTAAGAATGTAAGGATGCAAGAGTTTAAGGGTTCAAGGATGCAAGGCTCAGCTAAGCTAAGAGTCCGGG